CCGTTCATCCAGGGTTATAAATCTTATTCGCCGGCAATCCGCGAATTCGAGGTAGCGGCGACCGAAAGCCGGATCGTGCATGGCGGCCATCCGGTGCTGCGCTGGTGCATATCGAACACGGTGCTGCTGCACCAGCCAGGCACGCCGCAGGGCAACCGCAAGCCGGAGAAGCGGCGCACCTATGGCCGCATCGATTTGGCGGTGGCGGCCTTGATGGCGATCGGCGTCATGAACGGCGAGCAAAACCTGATCGATGTATCAGCAATGATCGGCTAGAGGATATCCATCAATGGACATGCTGTTGCGCGAGGTCTCGGCGCCGCCGCCCGGTGCCGAGCCTGACGAGTTCGTGCTCTCTGATGACACCATCGATAGGATGGGCGACGTGATCGAGCCATCGGGCTGGCAGCTCGACCGCATCAAGACGGCGCCGCCGGTGCTGTATAATCACAACAAGGATGAGATTGTCGGTCGCTGGGAGAATATTCGCATATCCGGTAACCAACTGATCGGTCGCATTGTCTGGGCCGATTTCAAGAACTGGCCGAAAGGTCAGTACATCCGCGACCTGGTGCGCGGCGGTTTCCTCCGCACCGTGTCGGTTGGTTTTAAGCCGTTGGCGAGACAGCCTCTCACCAAGGAAGCCAGCAAGGAATTCGGGCCGTGGCGTTTCACGAGATCCGAGGTTTTAGAAGCTAGCCTCGTGACCGTACCGGCGAATCCGAACGCGATCGCGCTCGCGAAATCCCTCAACCTCTCCAACGAAATTGTCACGGAAGTCTTCGGCGAGTCTGCACGGAGTTTCGTGGCTTCAAACGGCGAGCCAGCCATCGCTACTCCTGTGCGAAAGAGCACACCCATGTCTAACAGAGCAGAGACTATCTCCAACAAGATTCAGACCGCGCAGCAGACGCTTAATGCACTGCTCGCGAATTACGAAGAACTCGTCGGCAAAACCGAAATGGATGAGGAAGACACCAAGCGGTTTCGAGAAGAGTTGCCCAAGCAGATCGACGATGCCAGGGCGGAACTGAAAAGCTATCAGCACGCCGAACGCACATTGTTCGGCAGCAATGGTGGCGATCAGCCAGTGCCACGGGTGATCGAAAACGAGCCGATCCTGGCGCCAGCGATCATCAAGAACAAGGAGCCGTTTGCGGGCGAGGATTCGCCATTGCCGACGATCGTTTCGCGCAAGACCTTGGGATATTCCGATCACCAGTTCCGGGCGCTGGCTGCCTGGACCAAGGCGCAGGCATCGCACGAGCAGGATCTCGGCCGCACATTGCGTGATCTGTATAAGGACGGGAAAAACAGCGAATTTACCGCCGCCGTACTGCGTGCTGCGGTCAATCCGGCCAATACGACAGTGGCGACTTGGGCGGCGGAACTGATCCAGACAGATGTTTCGCCGTTCCTCGATCGTCTGATTGCGAATAGCATCTATGGGCCGCTTTCCAATATGGGAGCGCGCTACACCTTCGGTAATGCCGGTATTCTCAAGATACCGGTGCGGACGACCACCAAGACATTGGCGGGTGCATGGACCGGGGAGGGCAGCGCCAAACCGGTGAAGAGGGCAAGCTTCACGACGGTCTCACTGTCTCCCACAAAACTGTCGGTGATCTCCACTTTTACCGAGGAGATGGCCAACTACTCGGCACAGTCGATCGAGCAGATCATCCGTCAGGCTATGAGCGATGACACCTCGATGGCGCTCGATGCCTACCTGATCGACAATGTTGCGGCGTCTGCCGGTGTGCGGCCGGCCGGGTTGCTCAACGGACTGTCGACACTGACCGCGTCGGCGGCCACGCCGGCAACGGCGGCCATGGTGGCGGATCTCAAGAACCTGATCGGGACTATTATTGCACAGGGTGGCGGACGTGACATCGCCATCATCATGAATCCGGCGCAGGCGTTGAGCCTGAGCTTTGCGCAGACATCGACAGGGGATTTCCTGTTTGCCAACCAGGCCGAGGCAAGCACCAAGTTCGGCGCGAGGTTCATCGTCTCGGCATCCTGCCCGGCCGGAACGGTGATCGCGGTCGACGCGGCCGACTTCGCATCGGCGCAAGGTGACGCGCCACGCTTTGCAGTCAGTACCGACGCCACATTGCATGAGGAAGACACTGCACCTCTTGCTCTTGGCACCGGCGCCCAGGGCAGCGGCGTCTTGGCTGTCCCGATGCGCTCATTGTTCCAGACTGATGCGGTTGCAGTTCGCATGTCTATGTACGTCACATGGGCAATGCGTCGCACCGGGATGGTTCAGTTCATCTCCGGCATTACCGCCTGGTAGGAGGTCTCACATGGCAGACGAAACAAAACACGCTGATGACGACAAGAAGAAAGCGGCGCGGCAACAATTGGTGCCGAACGCGGAAGGCAACGTCGTGGTCGACGTGATCATGGGACCGTACCGCGACAACCGGCTGACGATGACGGCGGCTGACGCCGACGCCGCCATCAATGCTCATTGGGCGCGCGATCCGCTCGGGGAGGAAGATCCTGATCATCCTCCGCTCACCGACCAGCAACGCAGCGACGCGCTGGCGGCGTCCCATGCCTGGGCGCAGGCGCAACAGGATGCGCTGCTGGAGGAACCGCCGCCAGCGCCACCGGAAGGCGGTGTGCAACGGCGGGCCATGAAGCCAGAAGAGGCCGAAGGCTATAAAACGCGGCAAGCGGAGCCAAGGCATCCGGAGCAGCCGAAACATCCGGAACCGAAGCACGAGCCGCCGAAGCGCTGATGGCCAACATCATGCAAACTCTGGCGCGGATGATTGTGCCGCGCCAGAAAGCCAATCCGGCGGGTGAAGGCAACTGGCATCCTGGGCCATACACCGTGAGCGGCGGCTGCATTCCCGCCGGCTCGCCGTGGAACTATTGGCAGTGTGACATCGATCCTGTGTCGCGGTCATCGAGCTCGATCGTCGAAGCCTGCGTCTGGGCGTATGTGCGGGCAATCGCGCAATTGCCTGGTTCCCATAAGCGGGAATTGGGCAATGGCGGCACCGAGACGGTGACCACGTCGGCGCTGTCGCGGTTGCTGCGGTCGCCGAACAGCTATCAGACGCCGTCCGATTTTCTGGTACATCTGATTCGCTCGCTGCTGCTCAACGGCAACTCGTATTGGATAGCGCAGCGCAATGACCGCGCCGAGGTGACGGCGCTGCACTGGACCGACCCCAGGGCGTGCCGGGTGCGGGAGATAATGGTTCAGGGCCAGGCATTCAGTGAAATCTTCTACGAAATCAGCACCAATCCGTTGTTTCAGTTCGACAGCATCCTTGGCCGAACCTCGCTGGTGGTGCCCGCGCGCGACGTGCTGCATATCAAGTTGGCGACGCCGCAGCATCCGCTGGTGGGCGTCACATGGTTGCGGGCGCTGGATATGGAACTGGCGGCCAGCAATGCCATGCAGACCGCCGCCACGACGTTTGCCAGCAACATGTCGCGGCCATCGGGAATATTGACGACCGAACAGCCGATATCAAAAGTCCAGCGCGACGAATTGCGCGCACAGTGGAACGAACAAGTCTCCGGCGTTAATTCCGGCGGCGTGGCGATTCTGAACGGGGTCAAGTTTCAGCCGTTGACGATATCGAACCAGGATTCCCAGATCATTGATCAGCGCAAGCTCAACGATCAGGCGGTTGCCGCGGTGTTCGGGGTGCCGATGATCCTGCTCGGCGTCAACGATACCGCGACGCAGAAGACATCAGAAGCGGTGATGGCGGAATGGCTGGCGGCCGGCCTGGGCTGGTTGATCAACCACATTGAGCAGGCGTTCGATTCCTTCATCGGGCTTGATATGGTGGCGGCGGGCCGGGAGTGGACCGAGTACGACACGCGGGTGCTGCTGCGATCGGCGTTCCGAGAGCGCATCGAGGGTTTGGCACGCGGCGTACAGGGCGGTATCTATTCGCCAAACGAGGCGCGGGCGCTGGAAGGTTACGCCGCGGCGAAAGAAGGCGATGAGCCGCGGGTGCAAATGCAGGTCGTCCCGCTCTCGGCGTGGGATAAGGCGCCTGCGACGCCTGTAGCGCCACAACCCGCGCCACAGGATGTTGCGAAACCGGCTGATCAAAAACCTCAACCGAATCCTGACGAACAGAAGGCGTTCGCACTGTTCCTGTTAGAGCGGACGATGGATAGCAGCCATGCAGCTTGACGCCCAGGCGATCATAGCGGCGGTCGGTGCCAAACTGAGCGAAGAGCGCGCCCACCGAATGGCGCTACAGGCCCAGCTGGATGAACTGACGCGTACGCCTGGCCCTAAAGGTCTTCCCGGCGAGCCTGGCATGCACGGGGAGCCTGGATCTCCTGGCGAAACCGGACCCGCTGGCGCCTGTGGCGAGGCCGGGCCGCCTGGAGAATCTGGGCGTGACGGTCGTGACGGCTTGCCTGGACTGACCGGGCCAAAGGGCGATTCAGGAGATTGTGGGCCGGCCGGAGAACAGGGTCCGGAAGGACCACAAGGCGCCCCAGGGGCGATCGGGGAGAAGGGGGATCCCGGCGAACCGGCTTATCCTGGCATGGCCCGCGGGCTGTGGAGTGAAACCGAGAGCTATCGGGCGATGGACGTGGTTGTGTTCAACGGGTCCGAGTGGCGCGCGGTGTACGACAATCCAGGACCATTGCCAGGCGATGGCTGGCGGCAGGGCGCCAAGGGCGTCAAGGGCAAACCTGGCGATCGAGGAGAACGGGGCGAGGCCGGCCCGGCAGGGCCGAAGGGCGATCGCGGATCTCCCGGTGTCTCGGTCGTCAAGATGGTGATTGCCGATTTCGAAATCAGATTGTTGCTCTCGGACGGTACGCAGTTGGTCGGTAGTCTGTTGCCGGTGCTGGAACGCTATTATCAGGAGGCAGTGGCATCATGACCGTCTGTTGCGGCATGCGGCTGGTGCTGGTGACGCCGCCGACTGTCGAGCCCCTGACCGCGGCCGAGGCCAGGGCGCGGCTGAATATCGGCGCCGAGGTGAGCGACGATGTCATGAATGCCTACATCACCGCGGCGCGCCAACGCATCGACGGCGCCGATGGCTGGCTCGGACGCGCCATCAATACCCAGACCTGGCATGGCAAGGCTGACGCGTTTCCGGCCGGCCGGATCTACATTCCGTTGCCGCCGCTGCAAACGGTCACGGTCAGCTATCTCGACTCGGCCGACGTTGCGGTGACGCTGGTTGAGGGCGTTGACTACCAGATCGTGCAGGCGCAGCGGCCTTACATCGTGCCGCTGACGGCGTGGCCGGCTGTGACCGGGTTCGACGGCGTCACGATCGAATTCGTGGTCGGCTATGGCGATGCCGGCAGTGACGTGCCGGAGCCGATCCGCACCGCGGTGGCGCTCGGCGCCGGGCATCTGCGGTCGATATCGTCGCGTGATCTTTCGATCAGCGAAGAGACGGAGGAGGGCATCGGCTCGACCCGCTACGTGGTTTCGCAGAACGCCGGAGACGTGATCGATTACACGGTGGAATGCCTGCTGTCGACCTATCAGGTGATGTACGTTTGAAGAGGATCGACCATGCCTAAGCCAACTGTGCTTCCGTTGTGGTTTGGTGGCCAGACCGGGATATCCAACGCGCTCGATATTTCGACGGTGGGCGCCGTTGTCGGCATCATCATGCCGTCAGACTGGACCCCTGCCATAGTCACGATCGATGGCTCCGCGAATGGCACCGATTTCTATCCGATCTATGCTGGCACGGCTGTAACCGAGTTGAGATTCAATGTCCGGCCCGGCTCGATAGTCGCGATCAATCCCGACCGGCTGCGCTGCTGCATGGCAATCCGGTTGCGTTCGGGAAGCCATGATGCGCCGCCGATCCCGCAGGGCGTGCCGCGTGAGTTCGGCATCGTGGTCGAGAGCGTCGCGCCGTGAGCCGCGCTGACAAACTGCTGGCGCAGTACCAGAGCAAGATCGACAAGACCGGGCAATGGATTGCGGTCAGGCGTTATGTCGGGACGGCTGGGGTGAGGACTTTTACGGATACGTTGGCTAAGGCCTATATGAGCTATCGACCAGCTAAGGAATTTGTCGGTTCGACGATCCAGAATTACGCTGTGGTGATAGCGCTGGCCGAGCCGTTCATTGGCTGGAATCCACAGATCAACACCAATGATAAACTGGTGACCGGGGAGTTCACT